ATGATCACCGACACAAAGCTCAGGAAGGCGCTCGGCAAGAAAAGAGATGATATCGAGATTATTTCTGATTCGCACGGGCTCAACGCCAGAATCAGCCAGGCCGGAAAAATATCATTTTTCTATCGGTATCGCTGGGCCGGTAAAGCGGTAAAACTCAATGTTGGTGATTATCCTGCAATGAGTATCACCCAGGCAAGAGAGCGTCGCCAACAATTCAGAAACTGGTTAACTGAGGGACTGGATCCGCGAGAGCAGGTGAAGCTGGATAAGCAGACCCGACAGGAAGCGATGTCCGTTGCCGAAGCGTTCAATTACTGGATTGAAAGGCACTGTATCGCTAACGGGCTAGTTAAAGTCGATTACTATCGCCAGGTGTTTGAGAAACATATCGCCGAACCGATGAAGAATGTCAAAGTCGATAACACAGCGAAAATGCACTGGATCAACGTCTTCGATTCTATAGAAAGCAGGGTGATGGCTCATTACATGCTTTCGCTGTGCAAACGGGCCTTTAGGTTCTGCGTTAACAGAAGTGTGATCGCCTCAAACCCACTCGAGGGATTACTGCCATCTGATGTCGGGCAAAAGCCTAAAAAGAGAACTCGCAGGATGGACGATGACGATCTGCGCAAAATCTATCAGTGGTTGAAAAGCCATATGTCGATAGAGTCCGTTTTCCTGGTGAAATTTATTATGCTTACCGGATGCCGTACGGCTGAGATTCGACTTAGTGAGAGATCATGGTTTCGATTGGATGATAATGAGTGGGTCGTGCCTGCGGGCAGTTATAAAACTCGGGTACATATTAGAAGGGGACTCTCAGACGCCGCCGTTAACCTGGTCAGAAATCACCTCAAGAAAATAAACACCAATCACCTGGTGACTTCACAACGTAAAATTGATGGCGGGATCAAAGATTCGCCCGTTCATTCACCTGTGGCATCCAATTACGCCCGTTCTATTTGGAATGGAACAGGTATGGCAGAGTGGTCGCTTCATGATATGAGGCGGACGATAGCCACAAATCTCTCTGAGTTAGGTTGCCCGCCGCACGTAATTGAAAAGCTGCTCGGGCATCAGATGGTGGGGGTTATGGCGCATTACAACCTTCATGACTATATCGATGATCAGAAACACTGGCTCCGCGTTTGGCAGAGCCATCTTGAAGAGATCATCGGAGAGCCCTTCAGTTAATTTATCTTCTTTTTATCCTCCCACTCTTTGATTGACTCAGAGCGCCAGCGGTTAGGGTTGCCGGGCCAGTCAGGGGGTGGGAACGGGCATACGAAGCCCCGAGGCATTGTGTCTGCACTTTGCCATGACCAAAGGGTTTTGCGTGAAATTTTGTAGCGACTGGTCAGGTCTGACGTTACCAAAATATCATCCATAGCTCTCTCCAGTTGCCCGTTCGGGCCATTCAAAATCTTTTTCAACCAACCTGCCCGGGCAGGGAGCGGAGACGGCGCATGCCGGTCATCGCTGTGGCCACGTAGCTCGCCTTTCGGTTCACCACCTCCACCCAGACTTTCACGCCTTCAACCTTCACCGTATAAGTCTCTTTCATCTTGCTTCGCCCATAGTCGCCATATGTTTGCAAGTGAGCTGCCAGCGCGATGTCGCATGCTTGGCGAGCTAAAGGTGATTGCTTACTTCCTCGATTGATCAGTCGCATATAATCTCCTTGAGGGAGGGTTACCCCTCCCGGTTTCGTCAGGCCACGTATTCCGGTTTCATATCCGCCAGGGTGATGCTGAATTGATCGTGCAGTTCATCGCCTAAGTGACGCTTTGAAGATGCAAGCATGCGCTCGGCTTCAGCGAACCGTTCGGCTGCATGCGGCTCGTCGGGCTGGGGCAGGGATTTAATAGCCTCCTCAACCTTGTTGCGTGCATCCACTAGGTAATAACGCTTTACGGCTTTGTTTTTCAGCTCGGTGAATAGTGCGGATCCCAGCGTAGCTTTCGCCGTTTCAATGTCGGCACGCAGCGATTTGGCGCTATCCACGTCCTGAGCAGATTCGATGCGTTCGCGGAAATCATCGGCAAGAGAGTCGACATTTACCGACGATTCCTGTGCGCTTTGCGTGGTTGTGACGGTGTCACATGAGATATCAGCCAGGCTAACGCGTTGCGGCGTTGGGTTGATCTCTTTTTCTGTGCGCTGTTCAATCTCATCAGGGGTGTACACACCAAGAACAACTGCAGGGCAATACAGGCGCGCCCAGTATTTGAGTGCCAGATAAGCGATCTGCTGTTTCGGGTTTGATACCCAAAGTGGAGAATTACGTGTGATTACGCTGGAGAGGAAAACAGGCTCTCCCCAGGTGATATCACTTTCACCGCGAATAACGGCACCTACCCGTACCGACAGTCCTTGTTCATCAGCACTTTCCCAACCGCGTACCATTTCTTTCTTGTCGTACGTCCCGCCACCTTTCGCAGGCTTTTTAACGGTTATCTCGCGGCTGCTGGCACATTTCGACCAGTCGCCCTCGTACTCATAGTGAAAGCGGCCAACGATGGCGTTTGAGCTGGAGATCACCGCATTAACCAGTTGCGCTTCGTATCCCAGGACACCGTTAACCAGGTGCGTCTTTTGCGCCACGGCGTAAGGGTTCATACCCCACTGCATCGCCTGCATGATGATGGCCATGCAGTCTGCCGGATTGCCGCGGAGGTGCTCAGGCACCGTTACGGCTGCCTGTGCCATCAACCCGGCGACAGACTGAAGCTGGGTTAAAGCCTGCACGTTGAAAATGGCATTGCTGGCTGAGATCGTGTTTGGAGTCTGCTGTTCAGCGGTTACGATATTCGTGTTTTCCATCATCATTCCCCTTATGCCTGAGTACGCAGCGCTTCAAGGCGGCGCAGGTCGAAGTCGTTCAGTTCGTCGGTGTAGTCAGCAGTGATTGGCGCTGGCCATTCACCTGTGTCGAATCCGGTTGCGATATTGCGCATCGCTTTGCGGTACTCGAGCATACCCAGCTCCAGTAGTTCAGCGGATGCCTCGATGATGGCGATCCAGTGGTAGTTCTCGTCTTTGTTGACGAAAATCCAGAAGAACTGATCCAGCGCTGCGGTTTCGCAGTACATAGCCGCGCTCAGGTGATAATCACGTTCAATAATTTCCCGGTGTAGCCTGGCGCGCAGGCTTTCCTGCTTAACATTCCACATGCTGATGGTTTTCAGGTCTGCACCTATACGCACGCCATCCAGGTCGATCTCAAGGTCAGGGCGCACACGAACTTCCAAGCCCGTCTCCTCGTCAAAACCAAAGTAGCTCACCTCAACGGCTCGGCTAGGGTGGGTCAGCAGCATGCCGGCGGTCGGGTGTGCCAGAAGCGCTTTTTGAATATTCAGCGCGGTGCTCAGCTGCTGGCGGGTGACCAGCACTTTTCCTTCCGGGTTATCGCGCCAGGCATCCAGCAGTTCGTCGGCAAATACGGCATCTGGTTTGACTGCCTTCACGGCCTGGATCATGTCTGCTTTGGTACCGGACACTTTCAGTGGTGCCGGTTTCTGTGCTTCCTGAGCCACAAGGTCAGGGTTGATGATTGCCAACTGCTCCAGCAGCGCGTCACGGCTGCCGCTGGTTTTAACCGGCGGCGGCAGGGTGGCGTTGTACTCTTTAATGCATGCCTTCATTGCCGTCGCCGTCTGCTTCTGGTCACCATCAATACGCTGGAAGTCAGCTGGCAGCGCCATATAGTTCTGTGCCGTTTCTTCCAGGTTAGCGCCAAGCGGAACCTGCGGCGGCAGGGTGGCGTTGTACTCTTCCAGTAACACCTTGATGTCGTCGGCAGACAGCAGCGCCGGCAGGCTGGCATTGTGCTCATCGATAAAGGCGCGCAGGGTCGCGGCCGTTGTGAATGCGCCTTCAGGGATCACCGGTTCAACGCTGAATTCTGCGTCCAGTAGTTCAGGCTGCAACGCCAGCGCATGCACCAAGTTGCCCATGTCCAGCACCGCTGAGCGCTCTTTGACGATGGTTTTCTCTACGTGGCGCGCATTGAAGTACATCAGCGAAACGCGCGCATCTTTCACCTGGGTTGAGCTGATGCCGTTGGCGGCGTGGTAAACCTCGTTTGGCAGCCCTTCATAGCGGCCTGGCTCGAAATAAGCGGGATAAACAACAGCTGGTTCGTCAGATTGCGCTTCTGGCTCGGTTTGTGCTGCAACTGGTTCGGTTTGGCTTACAGAATCGCTATTTTTGGCGACAGAATCCGTATTCTGGTTTACATCGTCCTTCTGGCTGGTATCTGACTCTTCACCAGACTCCAGACTGCTTTCGCCTGGCTGTACTTCATCACCAACATTTTTTTCATCACTGACAGTTTCTTGAACCTGCACATTGCTGGTGGTTTCCGTAGCCTGTTTCGTGCCATGAGTTGCTGAGTTCTGCAGTAAAGCCGTAACATCGAATATTCCGTTGCCGACATTTTTAACCAGTTCTTGTTCGGCTTTATGTGGTTGTGCTGTCGCTTCCTCTGCGCGGCGGCGTGCTTCTTCTTCACGTACGCGTTGCAGGTTCTCTTCGTGAGTGCAGAAGGATTTGCGCGGAGACTCCTTACCTTCAGGTTGGGGAATTTCCTGTGCTGCGGGTTCAGCCTCATGCAACGGCAATAACTCGACCGCGGAATTGAACGCGGCTGTCATGGTCTGGTTAACAAATTCCAGGTGAGCGACAGGAGTTAAATGAATATTTTCCGGTGCGATACGTACCAGGTTAAAAATAGCCGTGCGGTTAACACCCAGAACGCCTGGCTGATTGCGCAGGATGTTGCTCCATGATTTCCATGGTTCTTCTTTTTTGGTCACGATTTCTTTAGCGCGACGAAGAATGCTGCCCGGGATCTCGAAGTGGTTGAAGTCCATAGGCAGAAGGGCACATGCAATCTCTAAATCGAGAGTGTCAAGGGTATGGTATGTATCAGGTCCACGGTCAGTGACGTAACCGCCGTTGGCATTGGTTCCGGAATCAGTACGCTGCACACTACTGATGCGATTACCGGCGGCCCATTCGCGAACGAGGATACCGCGGTCGATGTGATCTGTAGCGAACCACAATTTCAAAAACTGGATTAAGGTTGCGAGTTCAGGGATTTTTCCATCGACAGGGAAGACTTTCTTAACGGCATTCACGACTTTATGAATATCGTGCTCAATGGCTTTTTTGAATGCTTCCACATTCTCAGCTGCCAGCAGCAGGTTCTGGACGTACGCGTCATCGGTGTCCATCTCAAGGCGGACAATCTCATTTTTCTGCCCTGCGTCGATGTGATAGAGATATTCACCATCACCGATGAACTGAGCCAGTACGCGCTGGCGGAATGGCAGGGTGGCAACAACGATCAGGTTCGGTTGCTGTGTCTGCTGGGATTGCTCTTCGGTATCGACTTCACCATCAACGACGCCACCTTCTGCCCGGCCGTTCTCGTCGGTCTGGATACCGTCCTCAACAGTGAGATCTTGACCAGTTGTAACGTCAGCAGCGTTGCTGGTTTCAGTTTTGAGCAACTGCAACTTACCACTGCGCCAGTCTTCTACCAGTTGATTGCGGTCACCGGCATCGGTGTTCACCCAGTCAGACATGAATGCAGCGATCAATCTTGGTTCGTGCTCTTCGTCTGGTGTGAAAATGTCCTTAACCGCCCGAATCATTTTCCACTCAGCATTCAGGCTGAGTTTGGCGGTCGCGGGCACATCGTTCCTTGCCACAAGCAGGCTATGGAGATATGTATTGCCTTCATCCAGTGACATTTCGCTGGCAGCCAACTGCTGCTCTTTAGTGACGTGGGTTTGGTATTTATCGTTCATCAGATGGACGGCAAAGCGGACCGCTGGAGTACGGTTTTCAACCGGGACAATTTCGGACGCAGTCGCATCTTCAACGATTACGGTCGGAGTAGGTGTGTAGGGGGCGTCAACGGAACCAGTAGACACACCAGCGGCTTTTGGCAGCCAGGTGCGCCCATCGTCCTGAAGCTCGTAGCGATCACACCAGGTAAAATCAACTTCACCTTCTTTCGGCAGGCCGTCGACAACTGGGAAATCAGTGCGAATCGGTTTGGCGTAGTCCTTACCCCGACCTGTTTCGATACCTGCATCTTCCAGCGCAACATCCAGCATCAGATTGGCGCGAGCCTCGGTTTTAGCAGTGAACCAGACCACTGCATCTTGCTTTCCGGATTTCTGAGTGGCTTTAACCACATTAAAGAATTCCATGTGAGATCCTCATTTTTGGGTGTTAGAATCCCCGGACCATTGATAGCGCCCATTGGGTTAACTTTGGTTTTAATGTTGTTTCCGGTGTAACTTTGGTCGGTACCACCGGACGTAGATCCCGCCTTGCGCGGGTTTTACGTTAGCCTTCGTGAGCCATCTGGTCGTGCGAAGCGCAACGTTTGGAGCAATACTCTTTTTCTTTGCGCGCCAGCTGTGAGCCGTTGCGATAGAGAAGGGTGCTCTTGATTACTTCCTCCGTTTTAACCGGCTTGCCGCAATATCCGCATTTCTTGTCTAACATGACATCCTCCGCTAGTGGCTGAGTCCATGCCCCAGACCGTTCAGATAAACTTCAACCAGCAAATCCTTGGTGTAAGTCATTTCTACGCCGCGATGCAGATACAAACGTCCGCGAGCGTTAGCTGATGCCGTCCAGGTTGAGTCTTTGTGTTTGACGAGCATCCCCGGCTGAACTGCGCCGCGGTTTACTGTCTGTGTACCGTAGTGCTGATGAACCATGATGTTCTCCAGTTTTTCTGAGTGAACTTCGCTGGTGGTGCCGCGGCGCTGATCTTCACGGTTGAGCGTTTTAACTCTGCAATTCACCACCGCGAAGCTCACTCTGTGCTTTGCCCTTGTCGCCAGGCTGGCGGAACGTTTCAAACCTACTGCGCGTTAATCTCACCACCTCATTCCGGTCTTCGTATGCCCCGGACGGCTTCTTCGTGGGCGTCCTGCTTTGGTGGTTGTGTTGATGGAGTAATTAAACACAATGTTTATTTGCGTGTCAACATAATGAGTGTTTTTATATAAACAAAAAGTTTAGTTGGTTGCGCTCGTTGGCACGAGTAGTATGTTTTGTGGTCTATTTTGTGGTTATAAAAAAATCGATGAGGGTGAGTTATGGATCGTGACGAACTGGAAGAAGACCGCGCAGCGTTTATTGCGGGGGAGATTGGTGGCGCAGTTGTCAGTCTGATAGCTAACGGGATTGTGATCAGCCGCGATGCGATTGTGGATAGTCTAGAGGCTAAGCGCAGGGTAGTGGGAAACGTCATTCACAAGTGGGTATTGCGGGATGCGGTTGCTATGGTGAGAAAAGGGCAATAAAAAACCCAGTTCGGTAACTGGGTTATTGCTTTATTCAACAGATGATGGGGGGGTCGGTGCTTTCTTAAAGATCGACCACTGAGAAATGTAGGTCAGCAACCTTGAGCTTAACTCGAGTTCTTTTCGTAATATTTCGTCATAACGTTTTTTTGCTGCTTGCATGGTCGCATCACTAGCGTGATTGTCATCCATAATGATCTTTAGCCTTTTCTTTTCTCGGCTTGAGCATATTGTAAATAACAGACCTGTAAATGACATTCCACCAAAATCCTTTAACGTTTTGATTACAAAAAGAAGAATCAAAGACAGAAAAGGAACAGATCTGTAGGCCCAATCACGAAACTCACCGTCAGGAAAGAAGATAGGAATAGCATCTGTAGCATAACCACATATGAGGGAGACAATTAGAAAAGGTAGTCCATTTTTAGCTACATTTTTAACGTTATCGTTAGCCATGATTTTTTCCCGAGAACGATTTCGAGTCAACATGTAACTTTTGTGTTTTGACTACATAATACGCAAATCCAATCTTAACTAACCAATAAGCTACTGGTATGAGTGCTGCGTAAAGAGGGATATAGTACATAACCTTACCTCCTGTTAACCACACTATAACACCTAGCATCACTATTAGCGCGACAGAAAATGCTTTCAGCCCAACACAGCTATCAGGATGTGAAACACTGTTCCTTAGCAACAATACCCTGGATTCATCAAGTGTGTAAGGAATATCGCCAACATGATTTTCGATTTTTGGGAAGGTCTCAAATACTTCAACCCGATCAATCGAAATAATTGAGCTTGATTGATGATCTAAGCAAACTGCAGCCACTGTTATCCCTCTCGAACCTTTAGTGATACTCGGTTAGCAGCAAATGTGGCAATGAAACCACATTCTACACATATAACAGGGAATGCCCATATACCTCGGCCAGCTGAATGAGGTAGAGGAAGGGTAATTATTGCAGGATAGTCTTGACTATCTTCTCGTGGAGGAACTCCCCAAAGCGTATGCTTACAAAGCGGACAGGCCATCTCGCCATGTTTTTCTTCGAGGCGTTGAAAATAATCTCGAAATTCTTGTCTTGATATTGATAGCGTCAATGCTGTTGTATTGACACTTTCCTGACTTTTTTCTTCTTCAACCTGTTCGCCCATCTCAGCTCTCAATATAATGATAATTAACTGGTAAGTGAATTTTGCATATCGTTAAGATGTATCCCATTGGTACAGAAACATCTGAGGGGTAAGTAGCTTTTAACTACCGTGCTACTCACCATCCCCCTTAATCCGCCGTCCCATGTACTTGGCGTACAGTTCATCGAGTTCTTTCAACCGTAGAGATACGATCCGCAACATGTTCTGTTGTTCTTCTTCGTTTGGGAGTTGATTATAGAGTTCCAACAGTCTCCGTTCGTCGTGTCTCAAACCGTCCTTAGCATCCACGTCCTGACCTAGAACCCACTCAAGACTTACGCCTAGCGCATCGGCAAGTTTTATTGCTGAGCTTTTTCCTATCGCTCCTCTGACAAACCAGTTGTTGACTGATTGTGCGCTCACACCACAGATTCTCGCTATATCCGCTTTGGATATGCGCTTCTTCTCGATGATTTCATTTAACCGCCGAACCTGCGGGTTATCTGTTTGGTGTGTGTTTTTTCTCATATATCAAGATTCTAAACTAAAAGTTTATCGCCTCAACATTCATAATGTTGACTTGAACATAAACATAATGTTTAATTTGGTTCGTTATTACTTGGAGCCAAATATGAAAGCACTTGATAAAGCAATATGCATCGTAGGGGGTGCAACCCGTTTAGCAGAAAAGCTCAATGTATCCCCAATGACGGTCAGTCACTGGCGTCACCGTGACAATGGATTCGTACCGGCTAACCGTGTCATTCCTATTTTCAATGCTACAGGTGTAACTCCACATGAGTTACGCCCTGATTTGTACCTCAACCCTACGGATGGATTACCGGCTCAGGAAGCGAGGGCATAACCATGCAGTCACTATCACTTCATCAAAATAGCGGATATCAAACGGCTGCGATGATAAATCGCAATCAACCTGTCTCGGTAGATAAACATGACCAGATCCGCGATGCCGTTCGTGCGTGGGCGGGTGTAGATGGTCAGGATGTCGTTTCTGCTCTGATCATCGAAGAGTACCAGGCTCAAGGGGGAGACGAGATCACTTTCCCTGATGACCTCAGCCGACAGCGTCAGAAGCTTTTCCGCTTTCTGGATAACCATTTCAACAGCGAACGGTACCGCGAAAACGTTCGCCAGCTGACTCCGGCAATCCTCGCTGTCCTGCCGATTGAATACCGCAATCGTCTGCTACCAGAAGACAACGTAATGGCTCGTCTGGCAAGGCTGGAGAAGGAAACCAGCGAAGCGAAGATTGCTGTCGCAATGGATGCGCCACGTCATCAGAAGCTGAAAGAGTTGAGCGAGGGGATCGTGGAGATGTATCGCGTTGACCCTGGGTTAACCGGTCCGTTGATGGAAATGGTGCAGATTATGCTGGGGGCTATATGACCGGTTCAAAAATGGCGAAAGCCGCGGTGCTCGAACACCAACGGCTTTCAGGTGCAAAAACAGTGCGTAATTGCGGAGAACAGTATGTCAAACACCGCTGAAATAATCAATTTCCCAAATAAAACCGAACAACCGGGAGGTCGTATGGCCGACCTGTCGAACGGGTATACCAAGGTCGCTAACGAGATCCAACAGCTTAAGCCTCGCCTGAGACTGTCAGGCCGGGAATGGCAATGTTTTGAGGCGGTGATCTGGCTTACCTACGGCTGGAACAAGAAACAGGACCGCGTGACAAATACGGTTATTGCCGAGCTTACGGGCCTGAGCGATACGCATGTATCGGACGCGCTTAAGTCTCTCGCAGAACGCAAAATCATCTTTTCACAGAAGCAGGGCATGATGAAAATCGTCGGTGTAAACACTGACCTTTCAGCATGGATTTTAGACAAACCGGAAACGGGAAGAAAATTCCCGAAAACGGGAAAATCCTTCCCGAAATCAGGAATAACCTTCCCGAAAACGGTAGACACCCAATACAAGAACAAGAACAGTATTAAAAGATCTTCGTCCGAGAATTCTGACGAATCCTCTGACGCACGTCTGAAGAAATTTTTATCAACTCATCCTGAAGCTGCGGTCTACACACCATCCGGTGCGAAGTGGGGCTCTGCTGAAGACCTCGAGACAGCTAAGTGGATTTCCTCCAGGGTGAAGCTGATTAACCCAACCTGCAAAGCCCCGGACATGACCTCCTGGTCTAACACTGTTCGCCTGATGCGCCAGATAGACGACCGGTCGCACCAGGACATCTGCGCGCTGTATGACTGGGCTAGCAAACACCACTTCTGGCAGACCAACATCCTGAGTCCCGAAAGCCTGCGTAAGCAGTGGGACAAGCTGACAATGCAGCGTAACGCCGGAGGTGAGCAGCGCGCTGTCAAGCCAGATCTGGACTTCAACAACACTGACTGGGCCTATGGGGTGATCCGATGAAATCTCTTGCAGAGCAGATGCGTAACCACGACCGCGAGCAGATGAGCCGCATGGCCCATAACCTGCCAGAGCAGTACCAGGAGTGCGCGCCGGTCGAGCAGGTGGCGCAGGTATTCAACAAGCTGTTCAACGAGCTGCGCGCCGCGTTCCCGGCCAGCATGGCGAACTTCCGCACCCAGGAAGACCTGAACGAATTCCGCCGTCAGTGGCTGCTGGCGTTTCAGGAGAACGGGATCCACACCATGGCTCAGGTCGATGCCGGCATGCGCATTGCCCGCCGCCAGGAGCGCCCATTCCTGCCGTCGCCGGGCCAGTTCGTCGCCTGGTGCAAGCAGAGCGGCGGCGCGCTGGGCGTCAACGTTGACCAGGTGATCGCCGAATACTGGGACTGGCGTAACAGCTCGTTCGAATTCATCTCCAGCGAGCAATTTCCATGGTCGCAGCCGGTCATGTACCACATTTGCGTAGAATTGCGCCACCGCAGCACCGAGCGCCAGTTAACGCATGGTGAACTGGCACGCGAGGCAGGCGATCTGCTGGACATGTGGGAAAGGCGCGTCACCGAGGGTAAGCCAGTGCCGCCGGTACGCCGGGCTATTGCCGCACCAGCTGCCGAGCAAGGGCCGACGCCGATCCAGCTGCTGCTGGCCAAGTACAACCGCAACAAGTCGAACGGGATGGTGTGACATGAACATAACAATCCGTGAGCAGGTGCTGGCAGCCCTGCGCAACAACCCAGGGTTGAACAACGCCAAACTGGCAGGGCTTCCCGGAGTGGTACATCATCGATCAGGACTATCGGGGGCAGAAGTACGCGAAGGACAAGCAGGTTGCGCGTTGTGGCAACGCAGTTCCGCCGCCATTCGCCGAGGCACTGGTGAGGGCTAATTTACCGGAGCTTTGTCAGCAGAAAGAGATCGCAGCTTAATGTCCGAGTTTCAGAACATGGTGTAACAAATCCTGCTACTTCAATGACGTAGATTCAAACCTGATATAATTAGGCTCTTCACAACACGAGGAGCCTAAAATGCACCATTACATGATCCCTATCAACGGAACTGTTCACCTGATCAAGACTGACTCTCTAATCCCTGAAGGGACTGAGTATAGCTTTGAAGGAGAAAGTCTAATCTGCGCTCATGCCACTTTTAAATCTGGGACGTATGGCTTCCTGATACCAAAGGGAAATCAGTTGAATAGAGAGCATGCGTTCTGGCATGTAAGTGGAATTCACCCTAATCCCCTGGGAATGGATAAATCGTAATCCATAATATGCATGCCATCGTCCTGAACATACGGTGGCATGCATCCGGCACTACAACAGAAACGTTAAAGTGCAAACAATACAATTCGAGCAATATTCAACCTGTCACAGATGGCGAATACCACCGCCATTTCGTGCATTCTGTGGTTTCTATTACCCATTGCGTTAATGCTGTCCAATCATCAGCTCGCTGAGGCGCTGGTTAGGGCTAACCTACAGGAGCTTTGTCAGCAGAAACAAATAGCGGCGTAATAAAACATCGCTAATTCAACCCGCTACGGCGGGTTTTCTTTTTTTACTACTGACAGAAAATTAACAATTTGTGCTCTTAAAGCGTTGATCATTTCCGCGCATAGGTATACTGTATAAAAACACAGTAAATGCAATGGGGGCCATTATGAAAGTTGAATTAACCATTGATCGCATGAAAGAACTTCCTAAAGGCGCAGTACCAGCACTGGAGAAAGAACTGCTTAAGCGCCTGAATGATCACTATGACAATTGCAGGCTCACAATCCGCCGTGCCGGGGCCGATGGGTTAAGTGTTTTTGGTGGTGACAAGGACGATAAAAAGAAAATTGAATCAATCCTCCAGGATACCTGGGAAAGCGCTGACGACTGGTTTTATTAGAATTGCGCTTAAGGCTGGCGCGCATTTTTCAGAATACCGCAATTTGCGTAACCCTCTGATGCTGCTGCCGACAATCTTTAATCGCGTCTGTTAGTCGCTCGAAGGGAGAACATAAATGTGAGTGATTCAGCTTTGCAAACGTCAGAAGACAACTGGTATGACATTGTAAGAAGGTCTGACGGCTGCGTGGTGTTTAGCTTTCCTTCATCGGGCAGGCATCTAATTTATCGCGTCAATGGCATGGTTTCTATGCGGCCTTTGCTGGATGATGAAGAGGTCTTTACTCCTAATGGTTTTATGCAGTTTATTAACCGTCTCGGCTACCGGGTAACCCAACCTTCTGATAATATGAAATCAACGGTCTGAACAACCGTAACCTACTGCGCCACGGAGAGAAACCATGGCGCACGAACTACAACTCATCAAGCAGTCATCAGGAATCCTGATCCCCGCGACGCCGGAGACCAGCGATATTCTGCAATCAAAAATCAAACTCGGCGCCGTGCTGGTAGCCGACTTCAAACAGGTCCGCAATCCGGCTTTCCACCGCCGCTTCTTCGCGCTTTTAAACCTCGGGTTCGAATACTGGGAGCCAACCGGCGGGGCGATCTCTTCCAACGAACGCAAGCTGGTGACCGGCTATGCCAGATTTCTGGCCTCCTACGGCGGGAACGAAGGGGCGCTGCTGGATGCCGCTGAGCAATATCTCGAGCGCATCGCTGATAAGCGCACGGGCAGCATCAGCGCCTGCAAGTCATTCGACGCCTACCGCGCCTGGGTAACCATCGAATCCGGCCACTACGACGCGATACAGCTGCCTGACGGCACCCTCCGCAAACACCCCCGCAGCATCGCCTTCGCCAATATGGACGAAACCGAGTTCCAGCAACTCTACAGGGCCGCACTCGATGTTCTGTGGCGTTGGATCCTGTCCAGGGCATTCAAGAGCCGTAGCGACGCGGATAATGCCGCTGCGCAGCTCATGAGCTTCGTGGGGTGATGCCGATGAAAGAAACATGGTTCCAGCACACCGAGTGCACCACGCAGCAGGCCGACGAGCTCATGGCGGAATACCGGCGCCGCGGCGTGAAGGTAGAGCGAAGCCTGAATCCCGATTACGTCACCTGGACCGTCAGCGCCCGGCTGCCGGAGGCGCACCGGCAGGAACGTACGCCGCGGTCACTCCGTCAGAAGGTCTGGGGGTGAGCATGGCGGATTTACGCAAAGCTGCGCGCGGTCGCGAATGTCAGGTTCGGATCCCCGGCGTGTGCAACGGCAACCCAGACACAAGCGTGCTGGCGCATATTCGCCTGGCCGGGCTGTGCGGTACCGGAATTAAGCCGCCTGATCTGATTGCCACCATTGCATGCAGCAGCTGTCACGACGAAATCGACCGCCGCACTCGCCTGGTCGACGCGGATTATGCAAAGGAGTGCGCGCTGGAGGGCATGGCCCGCACGCAGGTTATCTGGCTGAAAGAGGGGAAGGTGAAAGCGTGAGCGAGTACAAAATCACATTGCCGTGGCCACCGAGTAATAACCGCTATTACCGACACAATCGCGGGCGTACGCACATCAGCACGGAAGGGCAGGCTTACCGCGACCGCGTGGCCCAAATCATCAAAGACCAGCTGCTGGATATCGGCATCTCCGGCCCGGTGAAGATTCGCATCGAGTGCCATATGCCTGACCGCCGCCGCCGTGACCTGGACAACCTGCAGAAGGCCGCGTTCGACGCGCTTACTAAGGCCGGATTCTGGCAGGACGATCAGCTGGTGGACGACTACCGCGTTATACGGATGCCCGTCGTCAGGGGCGGCAGGCTGGAGCTGACCATCACCGAACTGGGGGACTTATGACATCAGAACTGATTGAGGTAATCCGCATGCGCTGGACACGCCTCCGCATTTATCGCCGCCCGGGTTCGGTGCTGGTGGACTACCGCATTCTTCGCAATTTTATTCGCATTAACCAGTTGGCAGGAGCTGCTGCATGAACCTCGAAAACACCGTGAAATACCACTTCGCCAAATCGACGCTGATTAGCGACTCTCCGCGCGCTACGGCCTCCGACTCGCTGACCGGAACGGACATCATGGCAGCCATGGGCATGACCCAGGAACGCGCCGCCATGGGCTACAGTGCCTTTCTCGGAAAGATGGGCATCAGCAACAACGATCGGGAGAGAGCGATCGAGCTGCTGGCCCAGTATGCGCTGACAAAATGCGATAGCGTGGCTGCCCTGCGCAAACTGGACGCTGGGGTTAAACCGCTGGTGATGCGCCAGCTTGCTACCTTCGCTTTTGAGGACTATTCCCGCAGCGCCGCCAGCGTCAAGAGGTGCGAATGTTGCGCAGGGCAGGGGTTCATTGAGGCTGACGTTTTTAGTATGAAAACCAGCATCTCTGGCTGCGCAAAAGACATCATTCAAAAATCAAAAAAATGGGGGCTGAAGGTTATCCCTTCGCAGCATCAGAATCGGCGTGAGGTGAAAGAGGTGGCCCGGGTGCTGTGCTCGGCCTGCAAAGGGAAGACGGTCGTCAGCTGCGCATGTAATGACTGCCAGGGGCGCGGAAAAGCTGTCAGCAAGACGCTGACAGAAAAGCAGGGCGCGCCGGTGATGGCCGACTGCAAGCGCTGCGGCGGGCGCGGGTATGAGCGGATCCCCTCGACTGAGGCATATGCGGCTGTTTGCCTTATTACCGACGCCATTACTCTGGACACCTGGAAAAAGTCAGTGAAGCCGTTTTACGACCGGCTGATCACCAAATTCGACATGGAAGAAGCGTGGGCCGAATCGCAACTGCGAGCAATAACTCGATAAAGCACCAATTAATCGCTGTCGATTTTATCGTGAGCTATTTACTTTTCCCGAATCTGTGTTAATTTCTCTCCAACGATGGGTTACTGCCTTCGTTTAAAGCCCTGCGGTTAACCCCGCGGGGCTTTGCCGTTTCTGGAGGGTATGAAAATGTAGAGTAGAACGGACACACCGTAGCCGAAAGGCAATGCAGCAGTCATGATGCTGCCCCGAGTCGCCATTGAGCGAGCCTGTGTAGTGACGGGTCAGGGTTCATAGATTAAAAATAGCTCCGGTAAAGCAGCGCGAAAGCCAGACGCGCACCGGTGATAAGCGGCGATGATGCGACAGCAGCTCAAGGGCATGAGCGTGGCCACTCCGGGAAGTGGCAAAGAATTTATAGAGGCTCGCATACGCGGGCCTTTTCTTTTTCAGGCTCCGGGAAACCTCCTCAACAAGCCTTGTTGTTAATGCAGCCCGAGAGCCTGATCCCCATTACACATAGCACCCCGAAATAATCGGAGGTGAGAGCATGTTACGCATGGAAAAACTAACCACTGGCATCGCCTATGGTGCATCAGCGACTAACGCTGGTTACTGGAGCCTGCAGTTGCTTGACCAGGTGTCACCATCGCAGTGGGCAGCCATTGGTGTGCTTGGCAGCCTGGTGTTCGGGCTGCTGACGTATCTGACAAACCTGTATTTCAAAATCAAAGAGGACCGGCGCAAAGCCGCCAGGGGGGAATAGTGGCTGACAGATCAAAGCTTAGCGCTGCGGTATTAGGTCTTATCCTCGCCGGTGCGTCAGCGCCCGTTATTCTCGATCAGTTCCTGAATGAGAAGGAAGGCAACAGCCTGATTGCTTATCAGGACGGTGGCGGCGTCTGGACTATTTGCCGCGGCGCCACGCTGGTAGATGGTAAACCAGTTCGCCAGGGCATGAAGCTGACGCAGGCCAAATGTGACCAGGTGAATGCCGTTGAGCGAAATAAAGCGCTGGCCTGGGTTGAACGCAATATCAGGGTGCCGCTGACCGAACCGCAAAAGGCCGGAATAGCTTCTTTCTGCCCGTATAACATCGGGCCCGGTAAGTGCTTCCCCTCGACGTTCTATAAGCGCATCAATGCCGGTGACCGTAAAGGGGCATGCGAAGCGATCCGCTGGTGGATAAAAGATGGCGGCCGGGATTGCCGGCTAACCAAGGGGCAGAAGAACGGATGCTTCGGTCAGGTGGAACGCCGCGACCAAGAAAGCGCGTTGGCATGCTGGGGGCTCGATAAATGAAAGCTCGTCACATCATTGCGATTGCCATATTCCTCCTTTGCCTGTTCGGCGGGGCGTGCTGGTCGGCATGGTATTACAGCGACAAAGCCAGTAGCGAAAAGGAGCGGGCCGATAGCGCAGAACAGCAGGCTGAGACCGCGAATGCTGTCACCGCGAACGTGATTCGGGCCGTGAGTATCATCAACGCCATTTCAGAGGCGAACCAGAATGCAAAGAACAAGATCGCACTGGAGTCACAGAGAGCCCAGGCAGATATCAAAGTGGCTGTTGCGGATGATGATTGCGCTCGTCGGCCTGTGCCTGCTGCAGCTGCTAACCGGCTGCGGGAATACGCGGACAGTTTACGTGCAGGCGCCGGTGGTGCCCCTGCCGGCGAACCTGACAGCTGAAACACCACAGCCTGCCATTCCCGAGCCGCTGACCTACGGGGACAGTCTGGATCTGAATGTCAGTCTGCTATCGGCGCTGGGGCAATGCAATCGGGATAAGGCTGATATATGGAAGGTTGAGCTTTCACGCACATCTCATTTTAAATAACAATATTTGCGAAAGTTACCCGTTTCGCTATCATAAAAAATGTTAACCCACGGAAAGTTCAAGGAGGTCTTTTTGACCCAGTTTTTGGACTTCCCCTTAAGCAACCGTTGATCGTGACGTCAGGGTTCCTGAGCCAGGGGTAACAGAAATCGAGAGGATAGTGCGAAGGGAGAATTCCGAGATGGATGACCATCTTGAGATTTTTACCACCCGCGTCTGGGACGTTGGAGTCTCCCGCCTTTCAGGTCACGCTGTTGGGTCAATTCATGAAAAGCCAAGGGGCTCAGGTGACGCTGCTTGGTTTGGCCCCGAAATGTCCGTCGCGTCATTAGGGATAACTGAACCTTGTAGTAATTCGCATTAGCTTGGCCTTCCTTTCACCTACAAACCGCCTACGGGCGGTTTTTTAGTGTCAACGCTATGGACAAACTCATCTTTATGGCTACATCCCCCGGAGGGGATGCGTAAAAGGCTTAAGAAAAATGATTTTGAAAAATGCTTATTGTGCTCTGCCTAGTAGAGCAGCGACTCTCTCGTTTAATTTTTCTAGGTATCCATCTTTAGCGGGAATGTCGAATTCGATGGGGTCGGCCTTAGAAACCCCTTCTAAATAAACATCTCCGAGGTGAGTTTCTTTCCCCACAACTCCGTTTAAAGCCGTTGATAATACAGCAATAGCAACACGAGAAGCGTGGCTGTGTAACTGTAACTCTTCAACCAAATCCTCAAGATGGGCAATTCTTTTTTCTACATCTGACATAGTCGTTCCTTTGCATCAAAGTTCTTAGGGTTGAAACATGACACTTGTATAGAAGCAAAATAATTTTTGCCGCTAATACTTCGTCATTTTCAATGGTTACTATCGCCTCGTTTATTGGAATATTCCAGAGAGTTTTATGGCAAAACCGGACTGGGGAAGCCTCCAAAGACGGTTCCTCGCCGAGCATGCCAAAACAGGTATATCGCCGAAAGAATGGTGCGAAGCGCAGGGACTGAATTATACATCTGCGCGCAGGTACATCAAAAAGCCTGCTGCGCAAAAAACTGCGCAAAAGGATGTGCGCAAAACTGCGCAAAGCCAGATGCCGCATGTAGTAGTGGTTGAAGCCTCTACGCCAGTTGAGGGCGATACTGCGCAGGAAAACGCAGGCATCCTTAAACCACAGCATGAGCAGTTTGCGCAGAACATCGCGCGGGGCATGCCGCAGAAAGAGGCGGCGATATGCGCGGGCTATTCGCCTTCACGCGCTGATTCCCAGGCATCGATACTTTTCAAACGCCCGGATGTGCGCAGGCGCATCAGAGAGCTGCGTCAGGATGCCGCTCTGCTCGTATCATTCGACGCGAAAGACCTGGCTGAACTCTCCTACAAATCGGCGAAAGCCGCGCTGGACGCTGAGAAGTTTGGGCAGGTAGCCCCGAACATCAAAAACGCCGCGCAGCTCACCGGCATCGACATGAGCAACAAAACGGAAGTGAATGTCGATCTGGCTGGCCTGAGTTACGGAAAGGTCTGCATCGTCACGCCGTCGAACTGCCCGCCTGAAGCGTGGGCAGCGCACATGGATAAGCTGCGCGAGGGAAAGCAGACAGCCCAACAATAATCGATGGTGTCCTGTACTCATTCAGTAGCGACTGGGTGCTCGGGACGCTGTACGACGCACCGATAGGCTCTGTCCGCTGGCGCTGGACGTATGGCGGTCGTGGTGGCGGCAAATCGGTAGAGATTGCCCGCGCGCTGGTATTGTTGGGCGCTATCGAGCCAATGATCATCCTGTGCGCTCGTGAGTTCCAGAACTCTATCAACGATTCGGTACTGGCACTGCTGGACGCTGAAATCCACTCGCTTGGCCTGGCGCACTTCTACAAGGTCAAGAACAACGAGATAGAGGGCAGCAACGGCACGCGGTTTACCTTCAAAGGTCTGCGCAACAACATCCAGAGCATTAAGTCGATGCACGGCATCAAAATATGCTGGGTAGAGGAAGCGCAAACCGTATCGCAGGATAGCTGGGACATCCTCGGTCCGACCGTTCGCGCCAATAAATCCGAAGTGTGGGTGTCGTTCAACCCGCGCGAAGCTACCGACCCGACCTACGCCATGATGGAGCGGCACCGCGCCGATCCCCCTGATGGCGGAGCGATTATTACCTGCGTCAACTACTGCGATAACGCATTCTTCCCTGACGTGCTCAGGCACGAGATGGAATACTGCAAGCGTATCGACTTCGAGGCTTACGAGCATATCTGGCTGGGGCTGCCGAAGGCGCTCAGTGAGGCCGTTATCTTCTCCGGCAAGTACCGGGTTGAGGCATTCTCTGACGACCTGTGGAAAGAAGCCGATCGCCTGTTTTATGGGGCTGACTTCGGTTTCGCCAACGACCCATCCACTCTGGTCCGTTGCTTCATTATCGGCACCCGATTGTACATCGAGTACGAAGCCTACGGCGTCGGCGTCGAGCTGGACGAAATGGCGCAGTTCTATGACTCCATCCCGGAATCCAGAAAATGGCCCATTCACGGCGACTGCAGCCGGCCGGAGACCATCAGTTATCTTTCGCGTCAGGGCTTCATCATCGACGGCGCTACCAAATGGCCGGGGAGCGTTGAGGACGGCATTACCTACCTGAAAGGGTTCGAAGAAATCATCATCCATGAGCGCTGTAAGCACATGGTCGATGAGGCGCGCCTTTACTCCTACAAAACCGACCGCATGACCGGCGAAGTGCTGCCGGTTGTCGTGGATAAGCATAACCACCTGTGGGATGCCGTGCGCTACTCGCTGGATGGATACATCACAAGCGTTGGCGATCTCGGTGTCTGGGCCGCCCTGGGCAAACAATAACAGTGAGGGGATATGTCCCGAAAGAAACGCCAGAGCGGCGCACAAAAGCCCGTCCGGACTGGTGACGGGTACAACAACTTCGCGGCTAAGCTCGGCGGCTATACATCCAACATCCAGAGCGGTGGGAGCTATCAGCCTGGCTATATCTCGCGTAACCGCGTACAGCTGGAATTTGCGTATCGTTCATCGTTTTTGGTGGGCGCCGGTGTAGACGCTATGGCCGATGATATGACCCGCAAGGGCATAAACATCAGTTCCAAGCTCGAGCCCGGACAGAAGGGTAAATTTGAGATGTTCTGGGATGACATTGCCATCTGGGACGGACTGAACGACACCCTGAAGTGGTCCCGGCTGTACGGCGGCGCGCTGCTGGTGGTGCTGCTGGAAGGGCAGGACATGTCCACTCCGCTGAAGCTCGACCGCATCAAAGAGGGTCAGTTCAAGGGGGTGATGTGCCTCGACCGCTGGCAGGTAACCCCGAGCTATTACGACCTGGTGACCGATTACGGCCCGGAGTTCGGCAAGCCGAAGTACTACAAGGTGGTGACCAACCAGCAGGGGATCCCCCCGTGGAAGATTCACCACAGCCGCATTATCCGCATGGAAGGTGACACACTGCCATTCCAGCAGGCGCAGACCGAGAACGGCTGGGGAATGTCGGTAGTCGAGCGTATCTACGAGCGCATTCAGGCGTTCGATACCGCAACCGTCGGCACTACACAGCTGATTCACAAGGCGCACCTGCGTACCTACAGCATTGACGGATTGCGTAAGATTCTGGCCACTGGCGGCACGCTGGAAGATGGTCTGATGAAGCACATGGACATGATCCGTGAGTTCCAGACCATAGAAGGCATGACCATCATGGATAAGTCGGACGAGTTCCAGACCCACAGTTACTCGTTCGCCGGGATCGCTGATGTCATCCTGCGCTTTGCTGAGCAGGTATCCGGCGCAACTGGGATCCCGCTGGTGCGCCTGTTCGGGCAGTCACCATCCGGATTCAGCACCGGCGACGGGGATCTGGAGAACTACTACAGCCGCGTTAACTCGCTGCAGGAGCGCCGCCTGCGCCGACACATCCGCTGGCTGCTGGATATCTCCTGGCGCTCCCTGTTCGGACAGCCCCTGCCGGAAGACTTCACCTTCGAGTTCAACAAGCTCTGGGAGATGTCGGACACTGACCGGGCGACAATGGCCAGCAACGTGGCCACCGCCCTGGCGACTGCCGTGCGCGACATCGGTATGCCGCAGCATGCCGCGCTGAACGACCTGCGCAACCTGTCCGACATCATCGGTATCGGCGGCTCTATCACCGACAAGGATATTGAAGATGCCAAAGCAGAATGGGAGGAGGCTGAATCTGAAACCGAACCTCCGCCGCAAATCGGAGCGCCAGTATCAGAAAAGTCTACAGGAGATAGCGCGTCAGTGCGGCGCGATAGTAACTGGCTCCTACGATGGTTCGGAAGCGAGCGCCGAGCAGGTTAGCGCCCGGCTGATAGATTACTCGCTGCTGATTGACGACTGGGCCGACCGGGTAGCCAAACGCATGTTCCTGCAGGTTGAGCAGGAGGAGTGGAACCAGTGGCGCTCTGTGTCGCAGGAAATCTCTGAGGGGCTGCGGGATGTTGTCGGCAATACGCCGGTGGGGTTCGTGGCTCAGGACATCGTATCCCGCCAGGTGCAGCTGATTAAATCTCTTCCGCTGGAAGCTGCCGACCGCGTTCGTGACATCCAGGAGCGCGCAATGGAAGCCGTCATAAACGGTGAGCGCCCCGACGCGCTCTATCGGATGATTATGGAGTCCGGCGACGTGGCAGAGAGCCGCGCGAAGATGATCGCCCGCACCGAAATCGGCCGGGCCACGACAGCGCTCACCCAGGCGCGCGCTGAGTCGATTGGCTCTGAGGGCTACTGGTGGCGCATCGAAGGGGCCGGAACGCGCGATTCACATCGCTGGATGAAAGATAAGTTTGTGCGCTGGGATAACCCGCCGACGCTGGACGGTATGACCGGGCACGCCGGGTGCCTGCCGAACTGCAAATGCTGGCCGGAAGTGCAGGTGCCAAATCCCAGGAAATAAAAAAGCCATCACAAGGATGGCTGGGAGGGAGGCTTTCTCAATCTACATAAACCCTGAATTGAGCTGAATTACCCTCTACGGCATCAATGCGAGCGTTCACCCCGAGCGCTGCAAGTTGGTCTTTGATTTTGGTGTAACGCTCGCCCTCAACATAGTCATTGTTGAGGCCAGTGGTGCGTGACCACTCATCTGCCATGCGATCCATCTTCGCTAACAATTCTGCTTTAGTGCTCATTTCAAAACTCCTTTTGGTGGTGGGAATCAATGTTCATGTTTTCACTATCGAATTTAGAGTGTCAAGGCCGAAAATTAGTGGTGAAGAGCTCGTGCTAAAGCATTAGATAAACCCCAGTGGCCGCTACTGCGCGGCCTTTTTACTGCCCGCAATTCAGCAGGTAACCCATGAAATACTTCTTCATTACCCGCCTTGGCGAAACGCGCTACCAGCTGGCGGACGGCTCCCTGCTGTGCAAAGACGTCCCGATCGCCCGCACCGGCACGCAAACCTATCTTCCCGAAGAAATCGGCCTTGAGCCTGGCGCAGATGGGCTGGTGGTCATCTATCGCACCGAGGACGAGGTTTTCTCTCCAGAGACTATGGCGAGCTTCGAGGGCATGGCGGTAACGCTGGATCACCCGGAAGACGGCGAAGGCAACATCGTTTTCGTTAACCCGGCGAACTTCGCGGAGCTGGCCCATGGCCATATCCAGAACGTCCGCCGCGGCACCGGCGATAAAACCGACCTGTTGATCGCTGATGTGCTGGTGAAGCGGCAGGAAGGCATCGATGCGGTCAACGCTGGTAAAAACCAGGTCAGCTGTGGCTACGACGCCCAGTACGTGCAAATCGGCCCGGGCAAGGGCAAGCAAACAGAAATCACAGGAAACCATCTGGCCATCGTTGATAAGGGCCGGGCGGGCTCCCGCTGTGCAATCGGGGATTCGGCCCCATCAAAACCAAAGGAGAAGCCTGCAATGTCATGGCTGAAAAAACTGGCTCAGGCCATTAAGACGAAAGATGAGGACGCGCTGACGAAGCTCATCGATGAAGCGCCGGACATGCCATCTGACGGCATGGGTTCCATCCCCGGCGTAACCATCAACATGAACGTGCCTTCACAGGCTACCGCGCTGCCAGCAGACCAGAAGACCACGGTCGATGAAGATACCGATCCGGAAAAGAAAACCGGTGATGAAGAGGCGCCCGCCTGGGCGCAGGCTCTGATTGCTCGACTCGATAAGCTGGAAGGCAAAACTGGCGATGCTGATCTGGACGACGAAACCAAAACCGGTGACGAAGACGCGAAAGAGGATGCGAAGGTAACCGGCGATGCGGCCTATAAGCGCAACATCATCGGCGACGCAGAGATCATCTGCCCGGGCTTCCAGCCTGCCGGCGACAAAGGCCTGAAGCGTCAGGTACTCAACCAGGCGCTGCGCACAGGCGACAGCCTGAAGGCGTTTGGCATTTCCGACTTCGCCAAAGCGCCGAAGGCCACTGTCGATGCGGTGTTTAAGGCTGCAGTCGAGATCAGTAAGGCAAAGAACCGCATCACCCCGCCTTCAGGCAAACCAACTGGCGACCGCGCCCGCGGCCCAATGTCCCCGGCTGAGTTGAACAAAATCAACGCCGAATTCTGGAAACGTAACAAATAAGGTAACCAACAATGGCTGGTAAAGCTTATCTAACTCGCATGGGGCTGGGCTTCCCTGGTGCCGTAACTCGCCCGCAGGACCTCACCGCAGAGCCGGTGATTCTCGATGCTGCTAAGCCATTCCCTTCGTATGGTCTGGCTGGCAAAAACCTCAACGGTAAATTTGTGCCGCTGGAAGCTGGTGATGATATCGACGATGTTGACGGTATCTTCATTCGCCCATACCCGGCCACCAACCCGACCGACGCTCGCGCGCTGGGCATCACGAGCGGTTATACCGGCGATGCCCTCAAGCGCGGTTATATCGCCGTAGCGGTGCCAGCAGCACAGGCCGGTACCGCCAAGAAGGGCGACAAGGTTTATATCCGCGTTGCTGAGCCTACTGCCTCCAGTCCTCTTGGTTCAGTGGTGCTCAAGCCAGACGCTACCGCAGAAAACACCCCGGAGCTGACCATCGCCAAAGTGATGGGGCCGGGGGACAGCAGCGCCACCACCACCCACGGCAACGTTGAAATCGCCTACAACATCTAAAGGAACGATGAATGATTACCATTGATAAGGCCACCGTAGACGCTGCTGGCGTATTCCTGGTCGGCGAACTTGAACGCCTCGACCAGACGCTCAACCTGCCGCTGGTTAGCTATAAGTGGTCGCGCGATATGCCTCTGCGTAGCGATGTTTCTATCGCCGACGAGCAGTCATCTTTCACCAACACCGATCTGGCAGCCGCTGGTGGTGTAAACCCGAACGGTAAAAACTGGATAGGCAAAAACTCCACCGCGCTTCCGCAGACCAATCTCTATATCGAGAAGACCGCACAGCCGCTTAGCCTGTGGGGTATGGAGCTGGGCTGGACCTTGCCGGAACTGGCTTCAGCGCAGCAGGTTGGACGCCCAATCGACAGCCAAAAGTATGATGCCATGCAGCTGAAATGGAACATGGACATCGATGAGCAGGTTTATATCGGCGACAGCGACATGGGTATCACCGGCCTGTTGAACCTTTCCCAGGTAACGCCGATCAGCGCAGCCAAAGCGTGGGCCACCGCCAGCCCTGACGAAATCGTACAGGACTTTAACCTCATCCTCTCCCAGGCATGGGTGACTTCAGGTTACGCAATTTGCCCGAAAAAAGTCGGCCTGGCGCCGGAGTTATTCGGCCTGCTGGCAAGCAAGAAGGTTTCTGATGCGGGCAATATCTCCGTGCTGGAGTACGTGAAAGTTAACTGTATCGCGTTCCAGGAAAACGGCGAACCGCTGGAAATCGTGTCCATGAAATGGGCATCCAAACGCGGCGCGGCTGGTGCACACCGCGTTGTAGCGTACACCCAGGATGAGAAATTCATTCGCTTCCCGCTGGTGCCGCTGCTGAATACCCCGCTGGAATACCGCGGCCTGTATCAGCTGACAACCTACTACGGCCGCCTGGGCCAGGTGGAAACCCCGTACGGCAACACCATTGCCTACATGGACGTGCCTGCAGCTTAACCCCTATGGCGGGGCAACCCGCCGTTCTGGAGAGAACATGAAATATCTCGTTAATACCGGGACCGTGCTGCGCTTTGCCGATGGTTCGCAGGTAGAACTTACCCCTGGCGTGCACAGCTTCGATAAGCGCGTTACCGAGCACTGGGCTTTTGGTGCGCATGCGCAGGCCATCAGTGAAGAAGATCTGAAGCAGAGCCAGGGAGGCGAAGACCTCTCGCTTAAGATCTCGGCGCTGGAATCCACCATCGCCGGCCTGCAGCAGCAGGTGACGGATAAGGATGTCACTATCGCAGAGCAGTCAGACACCATCGCCGGCCTGCAGCAGCAGCTGGATGATCTGACTGAGAAGCTTGCATCACAGGAGGCTGGCAATGCCAAAAAACAGCCTTCTGCCAACAAGTGATCAATTCCGCACCGACTTTCCTGAGTTTGCCAACACCACCCGCTATCCAGACGCCGCGGTAAATTTTTACCTCTGCCAGGCTGACGCCATCCTCAATCAGGATGTGCACGGCGACCAGTTCGTTTACCTGGCGGAGCTGTTCACTGCGCATTACGTTGAGCTGCGTGGTCGCGCGCTGGCGGGCGCCTCTGGCGGCTTTGTCAGTAGCGGTGGCAGCGGCGTAGCGTCGTCGAAGTCTGTCGATAAGGTCAGCGTCAGCTATGACAACTCGGGCACCATCAACCCTGACGCCGGATTCTGGAATAAAACCGGATACGGCCAGGAGTTCTTCTGGTGGTGGTTGATGTTCGGTGCTGGCGGGCGGCAACTGTTATGAGCGGCGTGAAGGTCAGGGCAGACAATGCCGCATCCGTGCTGGCCGGGCTGGACAGAGTGTCCCGCATGGATGTGCTGGTGGGCATCCCTGAATCCAACGCTGTGCGTGAGGATGGGGAAGATCTCAACAACGCTGAGATCGCCTATCTGCAATCCACCGGGGCGACGGTCCGGCTCGGTGGGCAGGAGGTGACCTTGCCGCCGCGCCCGTTCCTGGACATCGGTATTGAGGATTCGGCAAAGGTAACTGCTGAGCACCTCAAGGCGGCCGCAGGTCATGCGCTCGATGGCAATTTCTCTGGTGCTGAGCGCGAGCTTACCAGCGCAGGTCAGCTGGCATCGGATGCCGCGAAGCGCGTTATTACGGATGGTGATCGGCTGGCACCAATATCCGATTTCACTATCCAGAAACGCAGAGAGCGCGGGTACGCAGGCATTAAGCCGCTGTATGACCATGGCTATCTGCTTCGCTCGATCACCTTCGTTGTGAGAGGTAAAAAATAATGCCTTTTCTCGATGTCACCGATGTGTTGTCGGATCCTGATTTTTGCGATTACACGCTGGTCTGCATCCGCAACCACCAGGCGAAGGATGCTGACGGCTTCGTGACCAATACGCCGGAGGATATTCCGTTTAACGGCGTGGTCACCGTCGACCGCTCGCTGGAAGCCCGGCGCATGGCGGCAGGGCAGGTTATTGGCGGCGCAATCCTGGTGGTTACCACCTTCCGCTTAACGCAGGGCCTGCCCGGTCAGGATGCTGACGTGGTGCTCTACAACGGGCGGCATTACCGCGTAACGTTTGTGGATCCGTACACCTCATATGGTGCCGGGTTCGTTCAGGCCCACTGTGAGCTGGTGGAGTTTAACGGAGGTACGCCAGTTGAATGACACCACACATCCCGGATACCTGACGCCTACCAGCCAGCCGCCGCAGTACGACCAGGCGCTTGAGCGCGAGCTCAGCCGGTGGATTCGCGGTGTTTCTGGCCTGCCGGATGGCATGGCCATACCACGCTTTACTGACCCTCAGCCAGCGATCCCGGTGCTGGGCACCAACTGGTGCGGGTTTGGTATCACAGACTTCCAGGACACAGCCAACCCGGCATCGGTCACCAAGGACGACGACACCGACTACCAGTGGCAATTCGAATCGCTGGTGGTGCTCTGCTGTTTCTACGGCCCTGCAGGCCAGGCTTACGCCAAAACGTTTCGTAACGGTCTGTTCGTGTCCCAGAACAACGCTGAGCTAAATCGCGTCGGCCTCACGCTCGGCGAGGTGGGCCGAATCATCCCGGCGCCCGAGCTCGTTAACAACCAGTGGCAGCGTCGCTACGACCTGTCTGTGACGCTACGCCGCAAAACGGTACGCGAGTACGGCATCAAATCCATCCTCTCTGCTCCAGTACAATTTTTCGGAGATTAAATCATGCCTAACGGCTTATCTGTATCACGCGTCGTTCGCGTGCAGGTCGCGCTCGCCGTTCGCGCGGCGGCCGGGCGTAACTTCGGCGCGCTGCTGGTTCTCGGCACCGCCGACGTAATCACTGCCCCGGAAGTGATGCGCCTTTACCAGGATATCGAAAGTGTCGCCACCGACTTTGGCACTACCGCTGAAGAGTACAAGGCGGCAAACCTTTACTTCCAGCAGTCGCCGCAGCCCCGCGATCTTTATATCGGAAAACTGGAACGCGCCTCCAGCCCGGCAACGGCCGGCAAGCTCACTGGTGCTGTACTGACCTCTGCAGAGCAGGCAATCGCAAACTTCACCGCGGTTGACGATGGCGCGATTAAGATCTCGGTGGACGGCACTGTTAAAACCGTAACGGGTATCGACCTGTCAGCGGTGACCGATCTGGCCGGAGTAGCGACGGCCATCACTGCGAAACTTACCGGCACCGCCGTTTCCTACGTGGCCGGCTCGAATCAGTTTGTGGTGACGTCTTCCACTACCGGGGCCACCTCAGCAATTGGTATTCCTGTTGCTGCCGGCACTGGCACTGACCTGGCGCCGCTGCTGGGCATTGACTCAGCGCATAACCCAACCGTGTCAAACGGCCAGGATGCTTCATCTTCAGTGCTGCCGTCGGTGAACACAGCGCTGAACTACTCAGCCGACTGGTACGGCCTGGTTATCGCCGATACTGCAATGACGGACCAGGACCATATCGATGTTTCTGCCCTGATCGGCTCTGCGAGCGATTCCCGGGTGTACGGTGTGACGACTGCGGCGGCCGAGGTCCTGGACTCAACCAGCACCACGGATATTGCCTACAGGCTGAAAGCCGCCGGTTATGGCCGCACGTTCTGCCAGTACAGCCAGGTGCCTTATGCCGCAGCCTCTGCCTTTGGTCGCGCGTTCACAGTAAATTTCCTGGGTAACAACACCACCATTACCCTGAAATTCAAGCAGGAACCGGGCATTACTGCCGAGACGATCACCGCGCAGCAGGCCGATACGCTCAAGGCAAAAAACTGCAACGTATTTGTGCGCTACGCCAACGATACCGCCATCATCCAGGAAGGCGTGATGTCCAACGGCGATTTCTTCGACGAGCGCCACGGCCTCGACTGGCTGCAGAATTACGTCCAGAACAACCTCTGGAACCTGCTTTACACCTCAACCACCAAAATCCCGCAGACCGAAGCGGGCGTGACGCGCCTGGTGACCAATGTCGAACAGTCGATGGACCAGTCTGTAAACAACGGTCTGGTGGCACCGGGAATCTGGAACGGCGGTGACGTCGGACAGCTGACATCAGGCGATATGCTGACCAAAGGCTATTACGTTTACGCGAACCCGCTCAACGCCCAGGCGCAGGCAGATCGTGAAGCGCGTAAGGCGCCGGTGATTCAGGTAGCAACCAAACTGGCGGGGGCTATCCACTTCGCTGATGTATTAATCGACGTGGTGCGCTAAGGGGGCACTGAATGAGCACTTATTCTTTTCTGGATATCACGGGGTCAATGACTGGCCCCACCGGGGTGATTGACCTCGGCGCCGGTTCTGCCAACTCCGAAGAGGGCATTACCATCGCCATGGTCGAAAACAAAAACACCATGACGATCGGCGCTGACGGCGAGGGCATGCACTCCCTGCACGCCGGCAAGGCTGGAACGGTAACCGTTAACCTTCTGAAAACCTCGCCGGTGAACAAAAAGCTGTCTCTGGCCTACAACGCGCAAAGCCAGTCCTCAGCGCTGTGGGGTAATAACGTCTTTGTGTTCCGCAACACTGCATCTGGCGACATCATGACCGCGCGCGGCGGCGCCTTCCAGAAGCACCCCGACTGGCAGAACGCCAAAGAGGGCGGGACGGTGGCCTGGGTGTTCGACTGCATCAAAATTGACCCGTTCCTGGGGGAGTATTAATTCATGGAAATTACTATCAAGGATCAGCAGTACCGTATCGCTAAGTTAAGCGTTTTCGAACAGCTGAAGGTATCCCGCAAGCTGCTGCCGGTTCTGGCGGGTCTGGTTTCTGACTTCCGTAACATCCAGACGAAGCTGAATGCCAAAGACACCGAAGGCGCGATGGAAAGTATTCTTCCGAAGATCGCTGGCGCCGTTTCCGGCCTCAGTGATGATGATGTGAATGCGATCCTTTTTCCCTGCCTGCAGGTGGTGGCGCGCAAACACTTGAGCGCCTGGGTGCCGGTGTGCCAGCAGGGCACCATGGCCTTTGACGATATCGACCTGTTCGTGATGCTGCAGCTTGTGGCGCGGGTGGTCGCCGATTCGCTGGGAAATTTTTTGCAAGGACTTCCTACCAGCGAGACGAACACCCAGCCTGCGGAATAACCTTTAACACCCTGCCGGGCGGTGAGGATTACATCCTTCGCCCGGCGCTCGCCTTCAACCTCGATCAGAAAGACCTCGACAGCGGTGCAGTGGACCTGTGCCGCATCGCGCTGCTTAACGATTACCTCGATATGCGTGACGATAACGACGCGCGCGTAGCCAAATGGAGAGCCCAGAACAATGGCTGATACTATCCGTGATTACCTGGTCTCTCTGGGGTTCGATATCGACGGCGCGGGCCAGGCGAAGTTTGAAGCCACGCTCAAAGGTGTGGCCGCGAACGTCGTAAAACTGGGGGCCATAGTTGAGTCGACGGGGCTGGCCATTGTGGGCTTCACCGCCTCGATCGCCAGCGGCCTTGATAAACTCTACTGGGCCGCGGAACGCACCGGGGCATCGGTCAACGGCATCAAGGCGCTTGGCTATGCTGCCTCACAAACCGGCTCCAGCGCCGAGGCTGCCCAGAACTCACTGGAGAGCCTGGCGCGCTTCATGCGCAGCAATCCCGGCGCCGAAGGCTTCCTGAACCGCCTGGGGGTGCAGACCCGGGACGCTTCCGGACAGATGCGCGACATGTCGGCTATCTTCACCGGCGTCGGCCAGCGCCTCAGCAGCATGCCCTATTATCGAGCCAATCAGTTCGCGCAGATGCTGGGCATTGACGAAAACACGCTGATGGCAATGCGGCGAGGAATGTCCGGCTTCACGGCTGAATACCAGTCGATGATGCAGAAGACAGGCTTCGATGCTGACAGGGCCGCGCAGCAGTCCAACAAGTTCATGACCTCAATGCGCAACTTCGTTTCGCTACTGGGGATCTTGCGCGATAAGGTTGGCTCGAATCTGGCCGGCGGCCTGAGCGGCACGCTGAACAATCTCAGCAAGCAGATGCTGGAGAACTGGCCGAAGATAGAGGGCGTGGTCACGAAGATAGTGAAGGGGGTGCTCTTTGCTGCTGATGTCATTACCCAGATGGCGTGGCGCGTCTCGCAGGCGGTAGGCGGCCTGATTGAGTGGTTTAAAAAGCTGCCGCCGGATATACAGCAGCTAATCATGCTGGTGTCCGGGCTGGTTTCGGCGTGGCAGCTGCTTAACGCTGAGTTCCTCAAATCGCCGATAGGTATCGTAATCGCGCTAGGCTCGGCGCTGTTCGCGCTTTACGACGACTACAAAACCTGGAAAGAAGGCGGTCAAAGCCTGCTGCCCTGGGATAAATGGGAGCCAGAAATAGAGGCTGCCCTGAAATCGCTTGGCGAGCTGCGGGATTCTGTGAAGGCGATAGGGGTTGAAATCGCAAAGCTGCTCAATATCAACCTCAAAAACTGGACCCTTAAAGGCGACATCGACAACCTCACTAAGCAGTTCGGTGAGTTTGGCAAGATGATTAAGATGATTGGCGACCTGATAAACGCCATCAACGAGGGGCGTTGGAAAGATGCTTATGCGATCGGCAAGAACCTGCTGGCACAAGGGCAAGGCCAGGATGCTCTACCTGCAGTATCTGACAGCGCTAACAATACTGCTGACTGGATAGAGGGCAAGACGGGGTTCGACCCGCGAAGCATCGGGAAAACAATAAACGGGTGGATTTTCGGCAAAGAAGAGGGCGGCTCAGACCAGCAGGAGAGCGGCCCGGGCAAGACGCTGGCCGACCGTAACAACAATCCTGGCAACCTGCGCCCCGTCGGCGGCACCGGTTTTACCTCTCATCAGACGCCGCTTGATGGTTGGATGGCAATGGCCAGGCAGATCCGTCTTTATTTCACCGGAAAAAGCGCGGCCGCCGGGTATGAAAAACTCCAGTCAATATGGGACATCATCCACAAATACGCACCTGCCAGCGACAACAACGACCCCGAGGCCTATTCGAACTTCGTAGCCAATATGATGGGCGTGGGCGCTAAGGACACGCTGAACCTGAGCGACCCGCAGCAGTTCAGCAACCTTCTGCAGGCCATGTCCAGGAAGGAAGGTTACGGTCAGTGGAATTCCCCATTGGCCAGCGTTGCCGCTACGCAGGCAGCCGCGCAGATCAGCCAGGAAACGAACATCAATATTTACGGCGCGAGCGACCCGGCATCCACTGGCCGGGAGGTTGCCGATCGTCAATCCGGCGTTAATTCCCGTCTTACTCAGCAGCTACAACCGAGGGTCTACTGATGGATATTTTATCGGTCATCTTCCGGCTGCAGTCTCGGAAAATAGGTATTTTTGTACCTGACGTGGTGGTGTCGGAGAAGCATGTTGATGCCCTGGAAATCACTGAACATCCGGTGGAGTTTGGCGCCGCCATAAACGACCACGCCTATAAGCGCGCCAGCGAGGTCACTATGGAGTGCGGGTTTGCCGGCGGCGGGTCGGTACTCGACCTGGTAAATCTGTCCAGCATAGGCTTGCGGGTTGGCGAGAGCCCAAGGGAGATTTATCAGCAGTTGCTGGATCTGCAGAAATCCCGGGTGCCGTTTGATGTTGTTACCGGCAAGCGCACCTACAGCAATATGCTGATACGCGCTATCGAGGCCACGACGGACCGAACCAGCGAAAATGTGCTGTCATGCGTTCTGACGCTGCGGGAAGTGATCATGTCGGATACGCAGAGCATCACTGTTACGGATAAGGCCAACATGCAGGAGGGAGTCAGCACCGCGCCAGTACAGAATACAGGGATGAAATCTCTGGTGCCGACCAGCAGCTCATCTGTAATTCAAAAGATAGCCGATTTTGCGAGGGGATAATGAGCGTTAATGAGATTCCGATGATCCCTGATAACCAGGAGTTTCGCATCACCCTGGGCGACATAAGCTACACGCTCCGCGTGCTATGGCGCGACGATGCTGGCTGGATAATGGACGTTATGGATAGCGGCGCGCAGCCTCTGTTAATGGGCGTCCCCCTGGTGCCGGGGGTTAACCTTTTGGCTCAGTATCCGGATCTGGGGATATCTGGCGCACTGGTGGTCATGACAGACAACGGAGCCCCTGAATACCCGACGAAAACAAACCTTGGTGCCTCGAGCCATCTTTATTTTGTTCAGGAATAGCCCATGACTATTAACTGGAATCGCCATTTTGAACTGCGGCTTCTGAACGACAAGGGGAATGGCATATCCCTGTCGGACTTTAAAGTTACCTTCGCAATCGACTGGTTTAACTCGATGTGGCCACGTGTGGCGACGCTTAAAATTTACAACCTCAAGCGTGACACAATCACCCGGATTACGGGGGATGAGTTTTCTCGCATTACCATCATAGCCGGTTATAACGGCCTGGCGCCGACGGTTACTGAAAGCGAGGTTGGGCAGGTTACCGAGATTTCATCTGAGCAAACCGGCCAGACGCGCGGGCAAAATTACGGAGTCATTTTTGATGGGGAGATTCGTTTTACGATAACCGGGCGCGATAATCCTACCGATATTTTTACGCTAATTCAGTCGGTAGATGGTCATAAGGCGTTCAACGAAGCCGTATCGTCCGGCAGCCTGGCGGCAGGATATAAGCTTGCCGACGTGCATACACTTCTGATGAAGGACTTTTCGCCTTACGGCATCACCCAGGGCATCACCGGGCAGTTCCCTGACAGGGTGATGCCACGCGGTCGCGTCTTCTTCGGCGCAACGCGCGACTACATGAGCAACCTAGCGGCGCAGTGCGAGGCTAACTGGCAATTTGTCGACGGCCAGCTGCAAATGGTGCCTGAGAATAAATATCTCCATGAAGCGATCGTGCTTAACACCAAAACTGGCCTGGTCGGTATGCCTCAGCAAACCATGGGGGCAGGCGTTAATGTGCGCTGTCTCATTAATCCAAACATTCGGGTTAACGGGCTTATTCAGTTGAACCAGGACTCGGTGTATCGCTCGCAATTACCGAACGATGAGATCCAAAGATCACAGGCAAGGATTACTGAGGCAAATGATAATGGTAATCTTAGTACAGGCAGCGCGACGCTTGCGCAGCCCGCCAGTGTGGCAACTGATGGCGTTTACATAGTTCAGTCAATCAGCTACACCGGCGATACGAGAGGGAATCCGTGGTATATGGATCTCATGTGTATGGCCAGAGGGGCGCGTGATTTACAATCGAATACGGCCCTACAGCGAACGGCTCCACAATGAAAAAAATACTTTTTTTGGTTTCTTTAGCATTCGTCAGTTTTTCTTCTACAGCGGCAAACACCGCTTATATGAAGTGTGGTCCCTTTACTTTCTCAACCTCATCAAGCAACGACGGATATCCGAGGATAAACGGAGCAAAGCCTGATAGTCAGAAGGTGACATTCCTCAAAAAAGAGGGAGATTATGACAATATTAAAATGCAATGGATTGTCATGAATGAGAATTCTGGGCAGCGCTATGGTCTTGATTATATAAAACGCAATGGGAGAGGGATACTCAATGCCGAGGCCATCAGAATGAACATGAATGAACCTCGAGTGTTTGGAACTTACGACTGCGTGAAGGCTAAGTGATTTAATAAAGGCGCCGGAACTACCGGCGCTCAGTTACTCGTCTTTAAAACTTATAATTTTGTACTGCTCCAGTACTTCTGAAAGCTCCTTTGATGTCAGATTTTGTATTTCGATCGTACCTTTTTCAGTGGTTACCGTTATTTTTTTTGATGATCTGGTCTGTAACCATTTTCTCGCTATCGATGCAATGGCGATACAAGCTGGTGATGATGTGATAACGGTAATAGATATTTCGAGAATTGTGCCAATAGCGCCAGGAGAATCACCCGTTCTGACTCTTTTACTTACTACATAGTCATTAGCGGGTATGTTATCCTGGATTACAGGAAGTAACTCTTTCCAAATAGCTGGAGTAAATTTTATGGTTGTTTCTGATTTTGGCATAAAGGTTTCAGGCCCCTATCGAGAGAAGCTAAAAATTGCCTACCGGCTTTTCCTTAGCAGCCTGTATCTTGCTACAAATCACGACGTTACCGTGGTTCTAAGCAAAACCTATATTAAGAGCTGCAATGAAGATAAATAGCACGCATTAACTCACCCTCAAATCCTGACATTTGATCAGTAACCCGCCTCGGCGGGTTTTTTATTACCTGGAGAAAGCTATGCCAGTATCAGCCCGCGCGCAGGACGGCAACGAATCGCAGACTCTTGAGGCGCACCGCCACGCCATTTTCGGCAGCCTGCGCGTGGCTTTGCCGGGGATCATCCAGTCCTTTGACCCTGAAACAGTGACATGCACCGTGCAGCCAGCCATCTACGGTCAGCGGCTCAGCGACGATGGCGCTCTGGTTTCTGAGGAGATACCGATTTTGCCAGACGTTCCAGTGGTGTTCCCCCGCGGCGGTGGCTGCACGTTAACCTTCCCGGTAAAGGCCGGTGACGAGTGCCTCCTGGTCTTCTCCGATCGCTGCATCGACTTCTGGTGGCAGAGCGGCGGGGTGCAGGAACCGGTTGACCCGCGCCAGCATGACCTGAGTGATGCGTTTGCCATTGTGGGTCCGCAGTCGCAGGCGCAGAAAATCAGCAGCATCAGTACCAGTGCGGTTGAACTGCGCAGTGACGACGGTGGAACAAAACTGAGCCTTAACCCTTCATCCGGAGCGATAACGGGAACCGCGCCGGGAGGCTTCAACCTTAACGGTCTGAAAATTCTGCCTGACGGCCGCCTGCAGCTGGTGGATGGCTCCATGGTTGATAAGCATACGCATGGCGGCGTGGAAGTCGGCGGCAGCAATACGAAACCACTGGGAGGGTAATTATGCGATACCGACGCGAAGACGACGACGGGGACTACACCTTCGGCCAGGGCGATGACACCTTTCTGGTCAACTCACCCGAGTGCGTGGCCCAGGCCGTTAAAACGCGCTTTGAACTGTGGAAGGGGCAATGGTTTCTGGACACAACCGAGGGCACACCCTATATCCAGTCGGTTCTGGGAAAGCAAAGGCCTGAGGTTTATAACCTTGCGATCAGGGATCGCATCAGCACCACACCTGGCGTTCTGTCCATACTGGCCTTTGATACCGTGAATGAAAGCACGACACGCCGGGTAACGTTCACAGCCACCATAAACACTATCTACGGACAAACCACCCTTACCAGCGAGGCATAAATGGCCCTCAATTTGGACACGCTCGGCTTATCGGCAACGGTAACCGCTGAGGGGATCAGCGCGCCTGATTACCAGACAATACTGGACACCCTGACCAACTACTTTAAGCAGATATATGGCAGCGATGCTTATCTGGATCCTGACAGCAAAGACGGGCAGATGGTGGCGCTGGTGGCCCTGGCTATTCACGATGCTAACAACACGGCCATTGCTGTTTACAACAGCTTTTCGCCTGCCACCGCTTATGGCGCAGGGCTGAGCAAGAACGTGAAAATAAACGGTATTAAAAGGAGAACGGCTACCAACTCAACGGTTGATTTGCTGCTTACCGGCGCGGCCGGTACGACCATTTCGAATGGCTCCGTCAGGGATAAGAATGGCCTGGTCTGGAGCATGCCGGCTTCCGTGGTAATTGGTTTAGACGGGACGGCGACGGTCACTGCCACCTGCTCAAATAGCGGCGCAGTGGCCGCGCTGTCCGGAACGGTCACGACCATTAACACACCGACCCGCGGCTGGACTTCGGTAACTAACCCCGCGGCGGCCACCGTCGGATCCCCGGCGGAAACCGACGCAGAGCTGCGCATCCGGCAGGGGCAGAGTGTCGCGCTACCCTCCATCACGCCGTTTGAAGGGGTGGACGGCGCGATAGTGAACGTTGCAGGGGTTACACGTCACAAGCTCTACGAGAATGATACCGGCACGACCGACAGTAATGGGCTGCCGCCACACTCTATCTCTGCCATCGTGGATGGCGGCGATCTGACTGAAATCGCCCAGGCCATCCGGGGCAATAAGGGGCAGGGGGTGTCAACGTATGGTGCGACAGCCGTCACGGTGCCGGATAAATACGGTAATCCCCATGTGATTCGCTTCTCCCGGTCAACGGATGTTCCTATTTATGGACATATAACGCTGAAAGCTTTCGCGGGTTACACATCACAAATAGGTAAGGAGATTCAGCAGGCCGTTGCGGATTACATCAACGACCTGACGATCGGTGATTCGGTGCTGCTGAGCCGCATTTATTCACCTGCCAACCTCGGGGTGGTCAGCGGCGGTAGCGCGCGTTATTACGACATCCAGGAATTACTCATCGGTAAATCAGCAGGATCCGTAGCATCGGCAAACATAACCATAGCCTACGACGAATCAGCTTCATGTAAACCGGCAAACATCGTTATCACGGTGACGTCATGAGTAGGTACACGGATCTAATCACTAACTACCACGCCACTAAGCCGAAATACCTCGATCACATCGATCTTAGTACCCGTCCCCTGATTGATATCACGTCAGCCACAAGGGGCCTGGTGAGTGCGTTTGACATTGATACGGCTGTTGGCGTGCAACTCGATATTCTCGGACTCTGGATTGGACGTAGCCGTATAGTCAGCCAGCCCATTAGTGGCGTTTATTTCAGTTGGGACACGGAGGGGCTCGGATATGACCAGGGCGTATGGCAGGGGCCATATGATCCTAACTCCGGCTATACGACGCTTAGCGATGATACCTATCGCACTATTCTGAAAGCAAAAATCGCTATTAACAACTGGGACGGGCGTAACGACTCGCTTCCGGACATTCTTGACACTGCCACAGTGGGTTCGGGCCTGAAGATGCAGATCGTCGACAATCAGGACATGACGATATCGGTCTGGGTATTTCCCGAGACTGATATTTCTGATGTGTCTCTCGAACTGATCGCCGCTATCAAACAGGGCTATCTCACCGTTAAAGCCGCTGGCGTCTGGGCCGGTGATGTTGAAATGCCTTCGGTTGAAACACCGTCCGAAGGAACAAAATTCTTTGGATTTGACATGGATAACGAATACATCGCCGGTTTTGATGACGGCGCATGGGGGAGATTACTTTAATGGCTGGAACTAATGATTTTAAAGCGTTTGCGACAGATGCTAATGCAAATGTTACCTCGCAGGAGGAATGGGAGACGCTAACCGCACTGAAGAAAGGATTCTCCTCGGGTAAAGCATCCAGCGCACAGGTCAGTAAAGCGCTGCGCCAACCGTCGACGATGGCGGCTGTACTGGGGCAGTTTATCGCGAACGCCGAACTGGACGCGCTCGATGATGGTGACGTTGATGGACTGGTGGCAAAGCTGGCGACAGCGATTACCACAAACCTTGGTTTGGGAGAAGCGGCAAAACGGGATGTGGGTAACGGGCAAAACCAAATTCCTGATATGTCAGCGTGGGAGTGTGGGGGAGATACAACGACGGGATGGAGGCGAAGCCCGGATGGTTATATTGAACAATGGGGGCTAACTGAGGCCACAACAAATGAAGTTTTGATTAATTTTCCTATCCCATTTCCGACAGCCGTCATTTCTATTAATGAACATGACCAGGCTCCTGTGGCAGGGAAAATGGCAGTATGGCAATTCTATAAATTGACTAACTCAAATGTCATAGCAGAGAACCTGGGATCTCTTGATAAAGGAAATCCATCCTTCAATGTTCCAACTATCGCTGGTTGCCGCTGGTTTGCTACAGGAAGATAAAATGAGTAAATATCTTTACGATGCAAAAACTAATATGTTTTACCCATTTACTCTGGAAAGTCAGTATAAGGAGTCTGGGTTATGGCCTCATAATGGAGTTGAAGTTGATGAGGATATATTTATTAAGTACCTGTCCCCACCTCCAGGGAAAGTGAGAGTTGCGGGTGATGATGGCTATCCTGCATGGGATGACGTACCGCCGCTAACTCATGAAGAACAACAGTCAGAAGCGGAACGAAAAAAACAGGCACTCATAAATCGAGTTAATGAATATATTAACAGTAAGCAGTGGCCAGGAAAGGCTGCTATTGGTCGTCTGAAAGGTGAGGAACTGGCGCAATATAATTTGTGGCTGGATTATCTGGACGCACTGGAACTGGTTGATACCTCCAGTGCTCCAAATATTGAATGGCCTACGCCTCCGGCAGTTCAGGCCAGATGACATCCGGCGCGGTACTGGTATCTGTTACCGTCACCGCGTCAATGTAATCTAGCACACTGTTAAGTCGGGTGGTCTCTGCTTGCGTCAGCTTCCGCCCGGCCTGCAATTTCAGCTGAATCAGACTGATGGAGGCCATAGCAGCATCAATCAGCGACTGGCGCTGTGCTTCTGCCACGTCTACTGCAGCGCTATGCTGTGCCTCAGTATCCGTCACCCATTTCTCACCATCCCATTTATCGTATGGCGTTAACGGGGCGATAGTGGTTGTATTTTCGGGATAGTCGCCTAGTGCTGTGATTTCTTTGGCATCTCCCGTTTCGGTGTTATAGACGATTTCACCGCGATGGTCTGACACATATTCCCATGATTTTAAATCCACAGAACGGCAAATTGTATAACCAGCCTTATATGTACCAGGACCGTCTAAACAGGAATATGCTGGAATACCGACACCCACTGCAAGATATTCAGTTGATTCAGAAATATATTCCCGAGTTTCACCATCATAGTTATAGACGGTAATATTCCCCGCCTTCGTGGCAATAAGCTCGCTATTTAATACGGCATTATCCATTATGCAGCCCTCACGATAAAGTTAAATGCGATATTTCGTGGACGATTCTCTGATGCTGTTGGGATCTGTCTGGAGGCATCAAATTCAATCTGGCTATAAATCCCGTCGCTTGAGGTGATATTATTGATTTGCTGTTTGAGATACTTTCCCGCAAGATCAAAAACACCGGTACCGACAGAAAAAAGGCCATTAATATTTATCCCAAAATTACCTGTGATATTTCGAATTGCATCTCCCTGCGCGCTCATTAACGCACGTCCGCTATCTACCCCGCGCCCATCATCCCAGCCTCGTAAAAACTCACCACGTAAATCTGGCAATTTATTTGTCGGGTAAGCCTTTGCCAGTTTCGGGTATTCCTCAGCAGAAAAAGGCGCACCGTTGCACTTAAGCCATCCCGTTGGTGGCGTTTCTGAAGGCCACGGAACAGGCACGCCAACAGGTAATGCAGAGCCTTCTCCCAAACCAACCTTTTTTATAACCATCAAAAATCTGGTGATGCTTCGCCGTTTCTCCTGTTTTCATAACAGGAGAAATCCCATGATTTACGGTTATGCCCGAGTATCAACAAACCACCAGGACACTGAATTGCAACTAACGGCGCTCAAGTCAGCGGGTTGTGAGAAAATTTTTGAAGAGCATGCCAGCGGGAGGAAATCGAATCGGCCGGTTCTAAAACGGCTGATCACCACTATGCAGCCGGGGGATGAACTGGTGGTCTGGAAGCTGGACAGGATAGGCCGCAACGTTCTGCATGCGCTGTTGATGTTCCAGCAGTTACAGGAAAAGGATATCAACTTCCGCAGTATTACCGATGGCGTGGATCTCAAAACAGCCAGCGGCCGCTATAACTTTCGTAACATCCTTTCCGCAGCACAATATGAATCTGATCTTAATAGCGAACGTACCTTAGCAGGGCTGGCCGTAGCCAGGGCAAAAGGGCGAGTTGGTGGTCGCAGGCCTAAGTTCACGGATGAGCAATGGCGGGAAATGGGGGAGCGGATGGCAACCGGTGAATCACGACAAAGCGTATCAAAAACGTATGGAGTAGGGCTCTCAACTCTGTATAAAAAGTTTCCAGCTAGCTGA